CGCAAGCATCCCAAATCGGGACAAAATCAACCGCCGGGCGGGACAAATGAGCAAGCGCTCCGCAGCTGCCCTGAGCGTCGTCGCGACTCACCCGCGACCGGAGCCTCCTGGAGACCTTAGCGAGCAGCAAAGGGCTACTTGGGTCGCTGTCGTCGCCACAAAGCCGGCCGATTGGTTTGGGGCCGACTCTTTCCCGTTGCTTGTCGCTTATTGCAAGGCAATCGAAGTGTACGGGGTCATTGCTGCGCAAGTGGAGACGTTTGACGCTGAGTGGATGTTGACTCCTGAGGGGCTAAACAGGTACGACAAGCTCACGAAAATACTAGACCGTCAGGCCAAGCAACTCTCGAGCTTGGCGACAAAAATGCGCCTTTCGCAACAGAGCCGAATGAGCGAGCGCAAGGCGGAAACTGCGCACCAAAAGAACGGCGGCGAGCGCAAGCCGTGGGAGAAGGCGAGGGCCGTCAATTGACCGATGGTCAACGCAACATCGAATGGATTGAGCGGAACTGCCGCATCCCGGAAGGGAAGGACGTCGGAAAGGCGGTGAAGCTTCGCCCGTTCCAGCGCAAGATTATCAAGGGGATTTACGACTCGCCGACGCGTCGCGCCATCGTCAGTTTCGGGCGCAAGAATGCAAAGACGACGCTGGCGGCGTTCTTGCTGTTGCTGCACCTGGTCGGGCCGGAAGCGCGGGCGAACTCTCAACTATTCAGCGCGGCGCAGTCGCGCGAGCAGGCGTCGATACTGTTCGCGCTCGCGGCGAAGATTGTTCGACTCTCGCCGGAGCTTAAGCCCTTTGTGACGATTCGCGACACGGGAAAGCAACTGTTTTGCCCGGAACTCGGCACGCTTTACCGCGCTTTGTCTGCCGAGGCGTCGACGTCCTACGGCCTTTCGCCGGCGTTCGTTGTCCACGACGAGCTCGGTCAAGTGCGCGGACCGCGGTCGGAACTGTACGAGGCGCTCGAGACGGCCTCCGGCGCTCAGGAAAACCCGCTGTCGATTGTGATTTCGACGCAAGCTCCATCGGGCGCGGACCTATTGTCCGTGCTTATCGATGACGCGAAAGGCGGAAAGGACAAGCGTACGAAATTGTTTATGTTCTCCGCGCCGGAGAATCTCGACCCGTTCTCGCTCAAGGCGATGAAAGCGGCGAACCCGGCACTCGGAGATTTCCTGAACGTCGCCGAGGTCAAGGAGCAGGCCGAGGCGGCGCGGCGCATGCCGACGCGGGAATCGTCCTATCGCAACCTAATCCTAAACCAACGCGTCTCGCAAACGTCGCCATTCATACCGCGGCCTGTTTGGGAAGCGTGCGGGGAACCTCCGGAGGAGGAGGCGTTCAAGCTCGGCGAGGTTTATGCGGGGCTCGACCTCTCGGCGCGCAACGACTTGACAGCGCTAGCCCTGGTCGCGAAATACAAGGGGCAAACGCATGCACGCGTGGAGTTCTTTGCGCCGTTGCAAGGTCTTGTCGAACGCTCTAACCGCGACCGCGCGCCGTACGACGTATGGACCGAGCACGGGATTATCACGGCGACGCCCGGCGCCTCGGTCGACTATCAGACCGTCGCCGAAAGGCTTTGCGGATTGTGCGACGAGTACGACGTCGCGGTAATCGCTTACGACCGCTGGCGGATTGACGTTTTAAAGGCCGAACTGTCGCGGGTCGGCCGGGAATTGCCTCTTAAAGAGTTTGGGCAGGGTTTCAAGGATATGAGTCCCGCGCTCGACGCACTCGAGGGTGAAATGCTCAACGGTCGGCTAAGGCACGGAAACAACCCGTGTCTTACGTGGTGCGCGGCGAATGCGATCGCCGTCAAGGATCCGGCCGGGAACCGCAAGCTCGACAAGTCCAAGGCGACGGGCCGCATTGACGGGATGGTTGCGTTGACGATGGCAGTCGGCGCGATGTCCGCGGCGATGGCGGCCGAGGGTCCGTCTGTGTACGAGGAAAGGGGCTTGTTAGTCCTATGACGCTCGCTCAATGGTTCGTGAACCTGCTTACGCGCGCGCGACCGCGTTCGCCTATTCGCGGCACGAGCGCGGCCGCGGGGATGTTCGTCGACGATTTCACGGCGCTTAACTATTCCGGCGTGTTCGGTTGCGTGCGCGTGATTTCACAAGCAATCGCAAGCCTAGATTGGCAGGTAATACGCGAATCGCCGGACGGCAAGAAGGAACGCGTTACCGGCGGCGCCGTTGATAGGATTTTGAACTACGCCGCGAATCCGGAAATGTCGGCGTTTACCTGGCGCGAAACAGGGCTCGCGCATTGCCTGTTACCGGGAAACCATTATTCGGAGATTGAGCGCGACGCGATGGGGCGCCCGCTCAACGTGTGGCCTATCGACCCGCATCGCATGTTCGTGACCCGCGGCGAAACGGGCGAACTTGTTTACCGGGTTTCGGATTGGGCCGGCGGGACGAGAGAACTCGCGGCGCGCGACGTGCTACACGTCAAGGGCTTGTGTTGGGATGGCATTCTCGGGATGTCGCCGGTCGGAATGGCGCGGCGCTCGGTCGGCGTCGGCCTAGCAATGGACGAATACGCGGCGAGCTTCTACCAAAACGGGACACAACTCGGCCTTGTGCTCGAGCATCCGAAAAACCTTTCCGAGCCCGCGCAGCAGCGGTTGAAAGATAGCCTCAAGCAACGGACCGGGCCGCTCCAGGCTTTCCGAACGATCGTCACTGAAGAAGGAATGAAACTGTCGCGGGCGACCATGACAATGCTCGACGCGCAGTTTTTGGAATCGCGCAAGTTTGGCCTTGCCGAAATAGCGCGCTGGTATGGCGTCCCGCTACATAAACTCGCCGAGCTCGACCGCTCGACGAACAACAACATCGAGCATCAATCAATCGAGTTTGTGCAGGATTGCATCCTGCCGTGGTGTCGCCGCCTGGAGCAGGAGGTCGACATTAAACTATTTGGCCTTCGCTCCGGCAAGATTTACACGCGCCTCAACATCGATACGCTGCTCCGCGGCGACATCGCGAGCCGTTACGAGGCCTATTCGCTAGGCCGAAACGGCGGATGGCTCTCCGCCAACGACATCCGCAAGCTCGAAAATATGGATCCGATCGCCGACGGCGACGTTTACCTCGTGCCGTTGAACATGGTCCCGGCCGAGGACGCCGGCGAGCAATTGGAGGCGGCGCCAGCGGAACCGGCGACGGACGATCCGAAACAACCCGACAACGTCATACGCCGCGAGGCGGTCGAATGGATGCGCAACGAAAGGGCTCGCAATGGGTGAAAAAGTGAACATCCGATTTTTGAACCGCGGGCCTAAGGTCGGCGAAATTTGGCTTTACGATCAAGTCGGCGAGGGATGGTTCGGCGGCATGTCGGCCAAGTCTTTCGCCGAAGGATTGCGCGCGCTCGGCAAGGTCGACACGATAAACCTCCGCATCAACTCGCCGGGCGGTTCCGTGTTCGACGGGATGGCGATTTACAACTCGCTCAAGGCGCACCCGGCACGGATTGAGGTCGACGTCGACGGCGTCGCGGCGTCGATCGCGTCGGTTATCGCGATGGCCGGCGATGACATCCGGATGGCCGGCAATTCGATGATGATGATTCACAACCCGATGGGCGGCGTCATGGGCGGCGCCGACGAAATGCGCAAGACGGCGGACCTCCTCGACCAAATCAAGGGGCTCATTGTCGACACGTACGCTTCGCGCACGGGTCAACCGGCGGCCGACCTGGTCGGATGGATGGACGCGGAAACCTGGATGACGGCGGCCGATGCGAAAAGCAACGGCTTCGCCGATTCGGTGACCGAGGAGCAGAAAATCGCGGCGTGCTACGGGTTCGACTTGTCCGTTTTCAAGCATGCGCCGAAGTCTCTCAAAAACGAGGGTCGACCGCATCGCGATATGAGCGCGGTCCGCTTGCAAGAAATGGGGAAACGTCTTACGCGGTAGACAGTTTTTAAACGGCGACGAGCCGAGCAACACCGAGCACGCGCGGCGCCCGCATTAGCGCGCCGCAATAGCCTCCTCGGAAATTTTTATTTTCCAAGGAGCTATTAGCATGAGGTCAATCGAAGAACTGAAAGCCCGACTCGTCGAGCTGCACGAGGTCGGCAATGCAATCCAGGCGAAGGCGGATGCAGAGAAACGCGATCTTAGCGTCGACGAGGTGAAAGAACTCGACGCGGTATCCGAGGAGTTCGAGAGCGTCGAGGCCGACATCGCGCGCCGCCAGCGTATCAACGCGCAAGCCGAACGCATGGGCGAAAGCGCCGGGCGCCAAGTTCCCCCGGCGCCGATCGCCAACCAAGCGCCGTCAGCCACGCCGCCAGCGCGCGCCGGTATGCGTAACTCGACGCTGCCGACGCACGAGGAGCGTCAGCGTTGGGGGTTTCGCAACTTCGGCGAGTTTTGCGTCACCGTCAAAAACGCCGTCGCGAACCCGTCGGCCGTCGACGCTCGTTTGCTGACCAACGCCGCGGCCTCGACATACGGTTCCGAGGGTGCGGGCGCCGATGGCGGTTTCGCCGTCCCGCCTGAGTGGCGCGCTCAAATTATGGAACTCGTCTCCGGCGAGGATTCAATTCTGGCGATGACCGATCAACAGCAATGCTCGGGCAACACGATTACGTTCCCAATCGACGAGACGACGGCCTGGCAGACCACCGGCGGCATTCAAGCCTATTGGGACAGCGAGGCCGCGGCGATGGCGCAATCGAAACCGCAGCTCAAAGACCTTACCGCCAAGCTCTCGCGCATTACGGCTCTGGTCCCGGTTACTGACGAACTGCTCGAGGACTCGACAGCGCTCGACGGGTACATCGGAAAGAAGGCGGGAGAAAAGATCGATTTCAAGATAACGGACGCCATCATCAACGGGACCGGCGTCGGGATGCCGCTCGGCATCTTGAATGCGCCTTGCCTCGTCACGGTTAACAAAGAGAGTTCGCAAAGCACGTCGACGTCGACGTTTCACGCCGACAACGTCGCGAAAATGATGGCACGCCTTCCGTCCAAGTCATTCGGGCGTAGCGTGTGGTTTGTGAACCAGGACGTGATTCCGTTCATTCTGAAACTCGGTTTCACGGTCAACCCGGCGGGCAGCGCAACGCCGGTCGGCTCGGGAGCTCTGTACATTCCTCCGGGCGGCCTGCAAAACGGCACGCCTTACGGGACGATACTCGGCCGGCCGATTGTCGTCACCGAGGCATGCGCAGCGGCGGGCACCGTCGGCGACGTCATCCTCGCGGATATGTCCAAGTATCTCAGCGTCACCAAGGCTGGCGGCGTCAAGTCGGACGTGTCAATGCACCTCTGGTTCGACCAGAACTTGACGGCCTTCCGGTTCGTCCTCCGCATGAACGGGCAACCGTGGCTGTCGACGACGATCGCGCGTAAGAACGGGAGCAACGTCCTCTCGCACTTCGTCGCGCTGCAAACCCGATAAACCCGGCGCTCGGAAACGATCCATTTTCAAACGAAACAGGAGCAACGACTATGAGTCTGAACCTCAACGCACGGCTCGACGAGCAAGTGCTTTCCGTGCAAGCGGCGGTTGGCGTTTTGCTGACGTCGACCCTCGGCGATTGCATTTATGTGTCGCTGAAAAACTATCGCAAGGTGCGCGTAATTATCGACATCCTGAACGGCTCGACCGTGACGGGTTCGACGATCACGCTCAAACAGGCGACCGACGTCACGAACTCGCAGTCCGACGAAAAGGCGCTCGCGTTTACGCGCATGCTGGCAAATACGGACGTCGCCGCCGCGCAAACGATGGTCGAAACCGCCGTCGCGAGCAACACGTTTACGACGAGCACAACGAACGGCAAACTTTTGCGCTACATCATCGACGTCGACTCGAGCTCGCTTGACCTGGCGAACGGGTTCGACTGTTTCCGGGTCGATGGCACGGGCGCAGCGAATACGCTTGCGTCCTCCGTTACCTATGACCTGTACGGCGCGCGTTACAACACCGCCGCCGCGTTGACGAACTAGCAAGGGCTCTTGTAGCGCATTACCCGGGGGCGTGCGCTCCCGGGGTTTTTAGGGGCGTGCAATGCTGTTGCGGTTCATCTTGCAAACGGTCATTTCGGGAACGGTACACGGTATCGGATCCGAGGCGGACATTCCCGCGCACCTCGCTATTGACGCGCTCGAGAAGGGTTTCGCAATCGTCATCGGTGTGGGGACGATAGACGGCGAGGAAGGAGGCGGCGGCTCGCCGGGACCGCAAGGCGACACTGGCGCGCAGGGTGCGCAAGGCGCAACCGGCAGCGCGGGCGCGCAAGGGGCTCAGGGTGCGCAGGGCAGCGTCGGTTCACAAGGACCGCAGGGCGCTCAAGGTGCAGCGGGAGCGCAAGGAACAACAGGGGCGCAGGGCACCACCGGAGCTCAAGGGCCGCAAGGTGCTCAGGGCGCCGCAGGCGCGCAGGGAGCTCAAGGCGCGCAAGGCGCGCAAGGCGCAGCTGGCGCGCAGGGTCCGCAGGGGACACCGGGATCCACTTCCCAACAATTGGAGTTTTTGATCGGCGATGGCTCGAACGTCATTACGACCGGACTCAAATCAACCGCCGCCGTTGTCGCGCCGCGCGCCGGAACTATTACCGGATGGACCATTGTTTCGTGCGACGCCGCGTCGCCTACGTCTGGGTCGATTGTTTTCGATGTCTGGAAAGACACCTACGCCAATTTCCCGCCGACTATCGCGGACACGATCACGGCGTCGGCAAAACCGACGGTTAGCAGCGCCACAAAGGCGACATCGACAACGCTCACGAGCTGGACGACGTCCTTTAGCGCGGGAGACGTGTTCTTCGTCAACGTCGATAGCGTGACATCGCTGAAGGCGGCGAAATTGATACTCAAATATACGGGGTAAAGATTGGGTAAGCGAAACACTTTTCCCGACGGAAAGCCGCTCGCGTATTTGCGGCAGAGTCCCATAGACGGCAAGCGCGTATGTCGAATAACAAACGAATTGCGCGCACGCCTCGACGAGACATCGCGCGAAGCGCTGGCGCTCATTAATGACCTCGCGCGTTACAACGTCGCGGTGGAAAACGAACTAGGCAGAGCTTACGAAGAGACCGAATGAAAAATTATCCGAGGCCCGCCCGTGGGTCATTGCCTTTGCAGACCAATCGGCCCGAACCGACGGGTTTTCGGGTAATCCTTTTGCTGCTTCTATTCTCGCTGACGATCCCGGCGTTTGCGCTAGATGGTTCCGGCGTCATCACTATTGATACCGCACCTAATCTCGGACCTGCGCGTGTCGGGACGGTAACTATCACCGGATGCGCGTCTACGCCATGCCAATCTGGCGAAGCGCCAATTACGCAGACTTTTACTGTCATTCAGGCATCCGGCTGCGCGTGGCGGTTGGCTGCGACCTCAATTCAATTCGTGATTTCCGGCGGCCAAGGTTTTGTCGGCGTTACGCCGACCGATCCAGCATGTGCGTGGTTCGCATCTAGCAATGCGACTTGGATTGCAATCGCACCTGTTACTGCTTCCGCCGTCAATTTCACGGTGGGTAAGAACAACGGGAATCCCGCGCGCAGCGGAACACTGACCATTGCCGGTCAAACGTTCACGGTGAATCAAGCGGGGCACAAATAAATGGCGATTAACGCTACCGCTGTCTGGAGAGTTCGTGCCGGAGGTGCCGCTAGCAATGGTGGCGGATACGATGCGTCAATCTCAGGCGCCGGCACGGATTACACCGATCAGGACGCGGCGCAAGCGTCGTGGACCAATCTAGCAACGACTGGCGTCACGGCGACGGTCACCAGTGCGTCGGCGACGTTTACGTCGGCAATGGTCGGAAATTGCATCCGTATCGCGAGTGGAACAAACTTCACAGCAGGCTATTACTTCGTTGTCGCATTTACCAATTCGACTACCGTGGTTCTTGATCGCGCTCCGACGACTGGCGCGGGTGTGTCAGGCGTGGGCGCTCTCGGCGGCGCGTTCCCTAATCTGAATCAATTAGCGAATGGAGGCGCCGGCGCGCAACCAACGATTACAACGCCGCTTGCACCGGGACACACCATCTATGCGCGTGGCGCTGGGACGCAGAATCCATCAGTCGTCGACTATGCGCAAGACAGTTATCTGCAATTCCCAGCTGGTGATACAACTAGCGGGCTGATACGTTTGATCGGGTACAACGGGCGCCCGATGTTTACGAGCGACTACCCGGATATGGTCCTGTACTTGGTCGAATTCTGGACTGTTGCCAACATTAAAATAACAGCTACGGGCGATGGTGGAAATCCATTCATCTTTGGAGCAAATGGCGTCTCGCTCAACAGTTGCGTTTTCGACGAGGCGGGTTTCGACTCACCGGCGATAGTAGGTTGTGCCAATGCCGTAGGCTGCTGGTTTATGAATACTGGCGGCACATCTACGGGCTCCCAGAGCGCGATAACGGTCCATGACCATAACGCGCTGTGCATGGGCAACCTGTTTGATGGTTGGCGCGGGGTATCGATTGAGGTAGGCGATGCGAAAGAGGCCACGCTTGTCAACAATATTGTTGCTAATTGCCACGTCACCGGCAGCGGAGCAATTCTAGTAAGCAACACTACTACCTATCGCCGTTTGCGTATTTTGGGCAACACAATCTGCAACGCAGCGGCTGATGGCATCAAGTTCGCTGCATCGGCTGGCATCCATGGAACGGCAATACTGAACAACATTATTGCTAATTGTGGCGGATACGGGATCAATTGCTCCGTAAACAGCGCGGCCCTCAATAATAGGCTGTTTGAGGTCGCCCCCGATTACAACTGCCTATACAGCAACGGTACGGCTGCCTATAACAACATGAGCGCAGGTCCGCATGATGTAACACTTGACCCACAATTTACCAACGCCCCCGGCGGCGATTACTCCGTAGGCACCAACATGCGTGCTATCGGCTTCCCCAGCACGTTCGCGGCGTGACGTAATGGCGACCACGACTTCTTACGTTGACCTTGGCGCCGTACAGCGCATCGAGACCGGCAGCGAAACGGCGGGGGCCGATTACGTTGACCTAGGAGCGGCGCAGCGTCCACAGGGTTCAGTTTCCGGTCTAGTGGCGATTGGCAGCAGCGGCGGCTTTGGCGGCGGAATCGGAACTGCGGCAGTGGGAAGCGCGAGCTAAAAATGCCTCTACGACTTGACACCGCACCGACGCTCGAGCCTCTCACGCTGGCCGATGTCCGTCGGCATTTGAAGATCGACACGGGGAACCAGGAACCGGCGCCCGATGCGATCACGGTCGCGCTTATGGTCGCGACGCCTGGCAACGTCGACGACGGCGCGCACCGCTACCTCGCGACGTTCGTCACCGCCGACGGCGAGACTCAGGCCGGGACCGTGTCGGCTCCCGTGACCGTCGTCGACAAGGCCATCGCCGGTCAAGTCACGTTGACCGGGATCCCGCTCGGCGGGAGCGCCGTCACTGCGCGCAAACTCTACCGCACCGAGGCCGCCGGTTCGACTTATATGCTCCTCGCGACGCTCTCGAACAACACCGCGACCACGTACACGGACAACATAGCGGACGGGAGCCTCGGCGCCGGAGCTCCGTCGGCGAACACGACCGGCGACCCGGAGCTAACGCGCATGGTCAAGGCCACGCGTTCAGTCGCAGAAAAGCGCTTGCGCCGCGCCCTGGTGACTCAGTCATGGACGATGCTTATCGACAACTTTCCAGGCCACGGCATTTGGCCGACGGGTTGGGATTGGATCGACGGTCTCGGCTGGTGCGTCGTCGGGTACACCGGGCGCCTCGGCCGCGAGCAGGCGATCGAGTTCCCGTTCCCGCCGTTGCAAACCGTGGAGTCGGTCTCCTACGTCGACACGGCCGGCGTAACGCAAACGCTTGTCGAGGATACCGACTACACCGTCGACGCGGCGAGCGAGCCCGGCCGCATCGTTCCATGCTTCGGCAAGTTTTGGCCGCAAACTCGGGCGCAAGTGAACGCCGTCACGATCGCATTTACTTGCGGCTACGGCGCGCCGGCGGCGGTTCCGGATCGGTTCAAACAATGGATGTTGCTGCGAATTGGCACGATGGACCGCAACCGCGAGGACGTCGTCGTCGACCCGCGCGTCGCGTCCGTCGACCTCGGCTACGTTGACTCCTTGCTCGATGACGAGCGCCTTTTTTCCTTCTAAGCGATGGCGCTCCTAGCCTCCAACCATTCCGCCGGCGAACTTCGCAAGCGCGTTCGCCTGCAACAGCCGGGCGGGACTCAGGACGCGACCGGAGAGCGGCTCACGACTTTTGCCGACGTCGCAACGGTATGGGCGAACGTCAAGCCGTTGACCGGCCGCTCGGCGCTTATCGCAGCGGAGCGGCAGAGCTCGGCAACGCACACCGTCACCGTGCGTTACAACTCGATTACCCGGGCGATTGCGTCCTCGTGGCGCCTTCGCCTCGGCGAGCGCGTGTTCGTCATCAACGCGCCGCCGAAAAACGTCGACGAGGCCGACACTTGGATCGAGCTCGATTGCGTCGAGGGGCTCGCCAATGAGTGAGCAATTGACATACGTCAAAGGGCTCGAGCAGCTTACCGCGGCGCTTAAGTCGCTACCGGCTAAGGTTGCAACACGCACATTGCGGCGTGCGGTCTCGGCCGGCGCCGCCGTCATCCGTGACGCTGCGCGCGCGAATGCGCCGACGGCCGAAAGGATCATTAAGCGCGGCGGCGGCGTTGTCACTCTGCCCGGAACGCTCAAGAAAAGCATTGTCATAAAGTATGTGCCGAGCAACTCGAATGACAACCAAGTGCAATACGTCGTCGCGATACGCAAAGGCAAGCGCTTGCAAAAGTCCGGGCGCGACGCGTTCTATGCTTCCTTTGTCGAGTTCGGTCACAAGCTCGTCCCGCGGCGTACGAGCGCAACGCCTGGCCGGCTGCGCTCGCGGCAGCAACAGGCGACGGCCTCGGGCGCCGAGGTTCGCGGGTATCGCTACCTAACGCGCGCAATCGATCAATACCACGGCGCGGCCGTCGACAAGATTCGCGACGCGCTCGCGAGCGAGCTCGCCAAGCTTCCGGAGTTCAAGTGAGCATCGCCGCCGACCTGAAAACCGCGCTCGGCTCGCTGACGCTTGCGACCTATTGGCCGAACTACGCGCCAGAGGGTACCGACGTGCCGGTCGCGATTGGCGTTTGCGACAGTTACGACCCGATTATGACCTTGCAGGGACCGGAGGGCACGGCGAACAGTATTTACACCGTCCAATGTTGGGGCCGCAAAACGGCGACCACGACGGCGAAGTCGAGCGCGCTCGCGATCGCGGCCGAGGTCGTCGCGGCGATTGAGGCGTCGAACATCAAACTCCGCTATCGCCTCGGCGTATCGGCCGAGGAGTTCGCCGAAGAAACGCTTCAAGTAATGGAACCCATCCGCTATTCGTTTTGGCATGCCGACCCATGATAAACGGAGCGCTCGCCGAAATTCGCTCGGCGCCGTTGCGGCGCGACGAGGACTTGCGCCGGATCCTGCTCGGCTTGTGGGGACGGTTGTCGGCGCCGCAGCGCGAGACGCTTATCGCGCAAGCGCATGCAATTTTTAAAGAAGGGCAGGAACGCAAGAAGGCGTAGGCAATTGATGTAGCACCGAGCACGCGCGGGAACCTCAGATGCGCCCGCATTGCCTCCTCGGAAATTTTCACTTACCGAGGAGTAAAGGCAAATGACAGATTTCATCGGCGTAAACATCAAGACCGAGGTTCAGCAAACCCTCGGCAGTCCCAAAACCGTTTCGGCTATCACGCTCGCAAACCCGGGCGTCGTCTCGTCGACGGCGCACGGATACAGCAACGGCGACATCATCACTTTCCAAGTGACCGACGGCATGGTCGAGCTAAACAACCAGGCCGGCCGCGTGTCGGCGCAGTCGACGGATGCGTTTTCGATTGAAGGCCTCGACACGACGAGTTACTCGACTTTCACCGCGGGCACAGTAACCAAGGTGTCGGCCTTTCAAACTCTGGCGATGGCGCAATCGGTGACCATGCCGAACCCGGCGCCGGCAAAGATCGACTTGACTCGCCTCATCGACAAGGTGAAGCGCTACACGTACGGACTCCCGGACGCGCCCGACGGAACGATTAAGGGCTTGCGTGACGTGGCGAGTACGGCAATCGGGCTCATTCGCGCAGCGACAAAGGCGAACGCGACAATGGTTTTCCGCCTTACTTGGCCGGGCGGCTCGCATACCGTTTTCAACGCGCAGGTTTCCGGCGGTCAAGGTTTTGAACTTCAAACGAACGCCGCCGCTACGCAAGACGTTTCATTTACGCCGACCGGCGACGTCATGGACTACGCGACGTAATCGAGAGGCACACAACCCGGAGGAGGGCAATTGAGCAAAGAACTAGCGGAAAAAATCCGCAAGCGGCGCGAGTTCCCGCTCGTCGTCGGTAAGTGGCGCCTGACGCTTAAGCGCCCGACTGACGTCGAAATGGGCGCGGTATGGAAAGAGGAAGTGTCCGACGGCGAGGTCGCGCGCCGGTTCGTCGTCGGTTGGGATGGCATGACCGAGGACGACGTTTATGGCGGCGGCGGTACGGACGCCGTCCCGTTCACGTCGGAATGTTGGAGCGAGGTAGTAGCCGATCGGCTCGAGCTCTGGAAACCGATCGTTACCGCGATCCTCGAGGCGTACGCAAAACACCGTAAGGACATGGAGGCCAGTGAAAAAAACTAGCGACCTGGTTGGCGCTTCGCGATTTAGCGGAGCAGGGCCGCGGCCAACCAGGTGCGGCGCCGGAGCATGCCGCGGCCGTTATCGACGCATGGAACTTTCTCGGCGGGTTGGAATGGGCCGGCGTTCCGTTGGCGGCCGAGATATTCGGGTTTGATGATGTCGAATTTTTCGCGCGCATGCTCGCGCAGATTCGAGACCACAACCGGCGAAAAGACGCCCGCGAGGAGTGACGCGTTATGCCTGTAGGCTCCCTCATTGTCGAGCTCTCGGCCTCGATTGAAAAGTACACGGCGGACCTTGGCAAGGCCGCCGCGATCGCAGAGCAGAATGCGCGCCGGATCGACCGCGCGTTTTCAACCGTGCGCAATGGACTTGCCTCGCTCGGCGTCATTGTCAGCGCGGCGGGTTTCGTCGCGTTCATTAAGAACACGATCGACGCCGACGAGGCATTGCTACACCTCTCGCAGTCAACCGGGATAGCAGTCGAGCAACTCGGCGGCATTTCGTTTGCGGCGAAACAGGCGGGCACGGATACCGACGGCGTCGCGAAAGCGATCGGCAAATTTAACGTACAGATTGCGAAGGCGCTCGATGGTAACAAGACATCGGCGGCGACGTTCGAGGCGCTCGGGATCTCGCTCAAAGATTTAAAGAACTCCTCGCCAGACGAGATACTCGCAAAGACAGCGGACAAGTTCGCGCAATACGAGGACGGACCGAACAAGGCGGCGATTGCAAACGCGGCATTCGGGAAAACTTACCAGTCGATGATTCCGCTCCTCGACCAGGGCGGGCAAGCGCTTGCGGACAATATCGCGTATTTCCAAAAGTATGCGGGCGTCACCGAGCAGACGGCGAAAGAGTCGACGGACTTCAACGCTGAACTCGGCAAGATCAAGCTTATAAGCGGAGCTTTCGCGCAAACGCTCGCCGCCGAATTGCTGCCGCAAATGTCTGTGCTGGCGCAAGAGCTTTTAGGCGCGAAAGAAAAAAGCGGCGGATTTACCGAGGCGGCCGGCGAGACGGCGCGCGTTATCACGAACCTCGCCGTCGGCGTGGCCTATCTTGCGCACGGGTTCGGCAGTCTCGGCGAGGCGATCGGCGCATCGGCGGCGCGGCTCCAATTGCTCGGGCAGGGCAAATTCAGCGCGTTCCTGAACTTCGGCGACGAGGAGCAAAAGAACGTCGACAAGGCGTCGGCGGATTTCGACGCTCTAATCGACAAGATTCGCAACGCGCAAAAGACAACGCCGCAAAACACGTTCGAGTATTACCACGTTACGACCGTGCGCAACAAGGCGCCGGCGCCTGGCCTCGGACTCGGCAAGCTCGGTGACGATCCGACGAAAGCGCTCCTCGACGCCAACATCAAAGCAATCGAGGCGAATATCGCCGAGGAGAAAACGCTACTTGCTACGCGAAACGAGATACTCGCGAAGTATTACGGCGAGGGTTACCTTTCGATCAAAGACTATTTTGCAAAGCGCGAGGACGCCGCCGCAACCGACTTGCAAGTCCAACTCGCCGGCTATGACCAGGAGATAGCGCTCCAGCGGGAGTTCATTCAAAAGAGCACCACGACGAACGTCCAACGGGCAAAGGCCGAGGGCGACATTGTCGAGACAATCAAAAAGCGCACGGTCGCGCAACAGGAGGCGGCCAAGGTCGGCGTTGCGTCATGGTTCGAGGAGCAACGCGCGCTCGAGGAGTATCGGCATTCGCTCGACGACCTCACCGCGCAGATTCTTACATTGCAACACAATACGGCCGGCGCCGCCGCGATCCGGTTCGACGATCAAACCGAGGACTTGCGCAAGCGCTTGACGGCCGAGGGTAACGTCGAAGCGTTGCGGCAACTCGACATCCTCCGCGCTCAGGCCGTCGCGCAGGGAATCTACAATGACGCGCTCCTAAAGTCCGGGACGATATTCGAGGCGATCGGGACCGCGCAATCGCGGATCGACTTGGCACAGCAAACCGGGAACGATACCGAGCTCGGCGCGCTGGCGAAAAAGTCAGACCTCGCGCAACAGTACATCGCCAAGCTCACGGCGACCGCTGACGCGTACGAGGCCGTCGCGCGCGCCTCCAAGGATCCGGCGGCGCTCGCCGCGGTCGACGCGCTACGCCTGAAAATTGAGCAGTTAGCGGCGCAGTCAGACGCGCTCGCTCAGAAGTTCCGGAGCATATTCGAGGACGCATTCGCGCAGGGGTTGACCGACATCGTCACCGGGACCAAGTCCGTAAAGGACGCGTTCAATGACATGGCGAAGTCAATCACGGCGAGCATAGCGAAGATAGCGGCGCAAAACGTCGCCGAGTCATTGTTCGGAAAGACGGGACCGCTCGGCGGCGTCTCCGACTTTTTCGCGAGCGCGTTCGGCGGCGGCATTGGGAGCAAACCCGGCGAAGGCGGCGTCTCGTCGCTCGGCGCGGCGGCGATCGCGGCGACTCCGGAGATTACGGCACTTGCGGCGGCGGCCACGTCGGCGGCGGCGGCGTTGACCTCGGTATCCGCCTCGAGCGCGGCGGGCGGCCTCGGGAACCTGCTCGGCGGCAGCGGCGGCGGATTCGGGACCGGGAGCGGTTTCGGGAATCTCGACCTCGGCTCGTTCCTGGCCGACGGCGGCGACGCGCGATCCAATACCGTGAACATCGTCGGCGAGCGCGGGCCGGAGCTCTGGATTCCAAAGGTTGCAGGGACGATCGTCCCGTCGAGCGCGCTCGGCAAAGGGCGCCAACAGGTGACGCACAACACCTCCATCGTCGTCAACATGCCGGCCGGCACGAGCGGCGCCTCCGCCGAGCAAGTCGCGCGCGAGATTAGCCGACGCCAGCAAATCGCTACCAGGAAAAACCGATGACCTTTCTCGCGACGCCTTTCCCGGAGAACGTATCGAAAGGCGCCAGCGGAGGCGCCGGGTTTCAAACGACCGTCGTCATCGTCAACAGCGGGGACGAGTTCCGCAATGAGGCGTGGAACCTCGAGCTCGGGACGTACGAGGTAAGTCACGCCGCCAGATACCCGCGCGAGTACATCCCGCTAAAGGCGCACTTTCGCAACGCGAAGGGAAGGGCGCGCGCGTTCCCGTTCAAGGATTGGACGGACTTCAAAGTCGCCGCCGGCGAGGGCGTCATTGTCACAGTTTCGTCCGTTAAATACATCGCCAAGCGCTACACCTCGGGAGCGGACACTTACGACCGGATCATCCATCTACCGAAAACAGGAA